CGATCACCCCGTCTACTTCTTTGGGGCCGCGCTTCGGTTTGACCTTGTTGACTGGGCCGTGGCGCTCGACGTTGCCACCGAAGTCCATCACCAGCGCGTTGGTCTTGCCTGGGGCTGTGCGCATAGCACGACCCATAATCTGGACGTAAAGTCCCGTTGACTGTGTGGGGCGCATCAGGCCCAGCAGGTCTACCTGCGGCGCGTCGAAGCCGGTCGTCAGGACGCCCACGTTGACGATGCAACGGAGATCGCCGGCCTTGTAGCGCTTGATGATGGCGTCGCGTTCGTCCTTCGGAGTGTCGCCCAGTATGACTTTGTTCTCGATGCGGGCCGCGGCGAGCGCCCGGCTTACCTGGTCGGCGTGGTCTATGCCGCAGGCGAAGATCAGCCAGGCACGGCGGTCGAACCCCTCGCGCGCCATCTCTGCAACAGCGGCGTGTACGTCGGCAGCCATCGCCGCCTTCTCTAGCTCGTCCTTCTTGAAGTCGCCCGTGGAGCTCTTGACGTTAGATGTATCGATGAGTCCGGCTTGCGGTCGCTTGGCGATCAGCGTGCACAGGTGCCCCGCTCGCACGAGGCGTTCGATCGGGACGTCGTAGCAGATGGCGTCGAAGATGCGGGCCTTGAAGGCGTGATCCCCACCCTTCTTCTGAAGCAACGACCCGAAGCCCCCGCCTTTATGGAGGAACCCACCGTCCAGCCGGTACGGCGTCGCCGTCAACCCGATCACCCGCACCTTCGGATTGATCTCGTGCAGCGCCTTCAGGTAGGTCAGGTAGCGACCGTGCCCGCTCTTGGGAATGAGATGAGCCTCGTCGACCAGAACGATATCGAACGAACCAAGCTCGTCCGCGCGCTGAAATACCGACTGGATTCCAGCGAACAGGATCTGGTTCCGTGTATCTCGAAACCCCATCCCGGCAGAGTAGATGCCGACATCCATGAGATCGGGTGCGAGCCTTCGGAGCGTTTGATAGTTCTGCTGGATCAGCTCTCGAACATGAGTCAAGCAGAGCAAGCGCGCGTCCCAGATCTCGCATGCGATCTGAACTAAGCGCGCTTGAATTACAGACTTCCCTGAGCCCGTCGGCAAGACGAGCAACGGATTCCCTTGCGCATTCCGCAAGTACTTCCAGAGCGCGTCGAGGGCCTCCTCCTGATAGTCGCGTAGCTGGATCGTCAAAGACGCCTCTCCTTTGCGGCTGTTGTCCATCGAAGTTCGATAAGACCCTACTGTACTTCACCTCTCCCGTTCCAGGTCGGCCAGCCCCGCTTCGCTAATCCACGCAGTCAGAACCTTCTCTGCCGGCTGAACTTTCGGCATGACGCGGACCGGCGCCAGCTCATCGACGGAGCCAACAGTCATCGCGTAGGTTCGCATGCACGCTAGGCACGGGATCCTTCCCCATGACAGCCCGCCCTTAGTATGCCCGCGCCACACCAGGAACAGTCGCTCCCCGCAGCATGGAGACCACCAGGGCCGGCCGTAGGTTGTAACGGGGAGCTTGTGGCTCACCCGTTCTCCATCCGCCAGGCTGCGACGCCCATCTGTATGTCGTCCATGTTGCGGAGCTTGTCCGGCGGAAGTTGGTGAGCGCCAAGAACTCCGCGCGCGTACTCCATGCGCGGGTACGTCCACCGCTCCCACCCCCATGCCCAACCGATCAGCTGCATCCGACGCATCTCGCCGGGAACCACAGGCATGATGAGAACGAAGATCGAGCTGTCCAGGTCGCCGGTCTCCGGCTCGCCCACAGTCCGCGCCGCGCTGTGGTGGATGTTCAGGTGCCCCATGCGCAGGTGGTTGCACAGGCGCGCCTCCAGGCACGGCTTGACGTCGGGCTTCTCGCCCTGCTCCGTCTGCAGCTCCAGGCCTGTGTCTATAGCCAGGGCGTGCTCCCCTCCACGCGAGAAGGCGTACTTCCTGTGCGGGTCGTCGTTAGGCAGTCCGTACTGCCCCATGTCGTATCGGTCGCCGGCATCGGCGTAGAACTCGCGAGTCGCCTCGCCCCACACCCATGACTCCTCCATCGCCGCATCCGGAAGGGTAACGATAGGGCAGTTCATGTCCGGGCGCGCGCGGACGAAGCTCCCTGGCTCAATGCTCATCATCCACTTTAGGTTTCTGGTCCGCGTCGCTGAAGAGCAGCGACGACTGCTTGATCTCTCCGCCCTGGTCTATCAGTCCGTTCTCGTATGCCAGGCTGCGCCCAGCCTCGTCGAACTTCATCGGCACGCCATCGACGAAGTCGGGGATCAGTATGTGCTTGCTGCACCCCTTCTTCTGCTGCTCGACGTCCAGGTATATCTCCTTCAGCTCGCAGCGCCACTCGCCGGTCGTGGTGGGCGTTGCGCTGATACAGGTGCGGCAGTTGCGGTCCACAAGCTCGTGGGCCTTGCCGTGGCACACGTCACTGAAATCGCACCACTTACACTTGTACCACGAGGGGTCCTCGCTGATCTTCGACAGCGGCGTTTCCGCTTCGATGATCGTCTTGGCCTTGGCGATGATCCCCTTCGCGTGGGTCTTGTCGTAGCCGATCCGCTCGACGTACAGGTGATCGTCGTTTTTATTGACCGAGATGTAGATCGCACGGGTCAGCTTCAAGCCGTCCATGTACACCTGCATCTGGTCGTAGTGCTCGGGCTTCGACTCGCGCACGCCCTTCTTCTGCAGGTCCTTCCACGACCGGTCGTTGGCCGTCTTCGCTTCGAAGAGGTGCCAGACCTTGGGGGCCTCGGGGAAGCCCAGCCCAACGCCATCACACGAGCCTCCGAAGTGTCCGCCGTGATATGACACGCGGTACTGCTCGCCCTCGGCGCTCTCTGCGTGAAGCTCTACGCCGGCCGCGCGAAGATCCTTGATCAGTTCCGTCTCCTCGCGGTGCCCGCGGTTGAACAGCCGCAGCATGCGGCCGTCAAAGCCAGGCGGGGAGGTCCAGCGGAACCCGTACCACAGTGCTCGCAAGCACTCCTTGCCAATCTGAGAAGCCCCCAAGTGCGGCCGGCGCCAATCGCCGGCCGCGTCGGAGTGCGTATCGTAGATCGCGCTGCTTGTCAGTTTGGCCTGCTCAGGCAGGCGGGCCATGGCCTAAGTCGCCGGCCGCTGCCAAGGCGGGGTGCTACCGGGTGCCGGGGCTCCCGTGGGTGCGCCCGCGGCAACGGGAGCTGCCTGGGCAACCTGCGCCGCCGGGGCCGGAGCTGCGCCCGGTGCGGCGATGCGGTTCGCCACGCCGTCGTAGCCGCAGATTTCGTTGTTGGCCTCGTACTGTCCGGAGGCCGGGCGGATCTTCAGCTTCACCGCGATAGGCTTGTGATGAAGGACCTCGGAGTCGGTGACCATCTGCATCATGCCAAGCGACTGGCATATCTTCGTCAGGTCGCCGCGCGCGATCCGAACGGCCGTCTCGTTCGGGTTGATCAGGTTCAACCGCTCGAAGGCCTTGCGGCCTTTGAACTGCGGGTGGGCCTGTTCGAGCATCTCGAAGGTGAGCTGCAGGTACTGGCCGCTGCTCGACCGGCTCTCCTTCATTTCCGATTCCACGATCTGCATCGCGTACCAGCCTGCGGGCATAGGATCAAACGACTCGTTTGCTTCCTGTGCGTTCGGATCGAAATCTAATCTTGCCATCTAGCTTTCCTTGGGCCGTTTAGCGGCCGGTTTGGGTGTTGATGCTGCGATAGACGCCGTCACCGCGTCCTGAAACGCTGCCCAATCCATGGGGAGTTCCAGCGGCAATCGGTAACGGTTCTTCGCCCACCATGCGGGTCGTTCTTCTGTGTACATCAGGCGCTCGCCCTGTCCAACTCCTCGCGCCGTTTCTTTCTTCGTCTTGCCCGATCCCTTGACGTCCTTGACGATGTGCGTGCGCCAGTTGGCGAACAGCAGAGCGTCGGACCAGTCGTGGACCAGGTTGGCGAAGCGGTCGTGCAAGCGGAGCTTGTACCGGTCGTACGCCTCGTGGTCGGGGGCGTCGTACTTCTTCGTGTCGGAGTGCGCCAGCAGGATGATGCCCATGCCCTGGTCGCGCAGCGCGTCGAGCCCCGCCAGAAGCACGCGCGCCTCGTCGGCAGCGTAGACGTAGCCCTTGCCGTACCCGAAGGCCTCGATGTCGTCCTTGCCGTACTTGTCGGCCGTGTGGCGCCACAGCATGGGCTCGGCAAAGTCGAGGGTGTCTACGATGACCGTCTGGTACTCGTGCTCCCCGGCGTAGAGCACGCCGATGCACTCCAGCAGCTCGCCCCACGTCTTTATCATCTTCTCGGTGGTGCCGTCCTCGTGCGTGATGTCGAAGCGCTCGACGCCCGGCTCCATCAGTCCCAGGCCGTCTTCCGTGGGGAGGTAGATAGGCTTCGGCGCCGACAAGGCGAAGGTCGTCTTGCCGATGCCGCCTACGCCGTAGACCGTGATCTTGGGCGGCTTGATGGCCTTGCCCGTTGAGATGCTGTCGAGTGAAACTGCCATTAGCGTGCGTTCTCTATTTCTTGGATGACTACCGATATCTTCCCGGGCGTGCGGGTCAGTAGCTTGGCGATCTGGAACCAGTCCTTGGGCATGTCCTTCTGCACTTCGCGCGCGACCTTCGTGTCGATCTCGTACTTGGCGCGGACCGCGAGCTGCGCATCGGGATGGATGCCGCCGCGTATCAGCGGCCAGTCGTCCGAGTTGAACCTGGACGACACGGGCTGCTTGATTACTACCTTGCAGCGCCACGGCGCGTCGTCCGGTACGGTGTACGACTGCTGGCCCTCGCTCTTGCAGAAGCCCACGAAGTCAATGATCGCGCGCTCGCAATCTACCCTTCGCTTCTTTGCCCCGGCCTCGTCTTTCCTGGCTTGCTCAAGCTCTATCGTTAGCTCTGCAAGTTGCTCCTTTACCTCGGTTGAAACCATGCGCGCAGGGTAGGCCCCGACGAACCGATGTCAACTATAAAAGGGCGCCCCGTCTGCGCACCGCCCGGGGAGCATCGGGGGCGGGGTGAGAGGCGCGGACGGGGCAGTCACAGAGGAGTCGGATGAGGCGACGACTCCTGGTAAGACGCTACACGGAGGCGGCGAGCTGTCCAAGCAATAAC